GGGATAATTTCCCCCGTTTTTCTTAACATAATCCCTTTTATGGTCAACAACGTGTCAATAGTTTTTCATAAAATAAATTATTAAGTTTTCATTACAAACATTACAAAAACAAAAAAGCAAAAAACAAAAGAGCCACTCACAACACTAACATTGTAAGTGACTTTTATATGAAAAATTCAAATCTTAAATAATAACATTATATCTTATTAGTAGAAATAGAAAGGTAAGCCTTAGAAGTTCCAGATGTTCCTGACGTTTGAGTAAAGAAGCCAATAGCAATTTCATCATTTTCTTGAAGAGAGATAATATCAGTTTCAACAAAATCTCCAATTCCTTCCGATGTTCTAAATTCTGATGAAACAATATTAGACCAAGTGTTATTACGTAAAAGACGAACTGCACAACCTACAGTTTTAGCTGTTCCTGTTCCCATATTGTAAGGATTTATTCTTCCATAAATAGTTGCAGAAGTAATATTTTTTAAAACTTTTATATGTCCATTATTAAGAAGTTCAAAGCAATTTCCGTAAGTATTTTGAGAATTTAAATTAAAAAATACTGAATTAGCAGTTCCTATTCCTGAAGGAGAAATAGTTTCTGCAGAACTAGTTTCACAACGAATATAGCTATATTCTAAATTATCATAAACAGCTTTAGCAGATGGCACATTATCATCAGTAGAAGCAGAAGAAATTGAAGTAACAACATCTGATTTAGTAAGTATATTTCTAAACTCTTTTTTAGAGAAAATCCAACCAATAGTAGAGTTATAATAAACTAATCCTGCCGTATATAATTTTAGATTTTTCTGAAGTCCAGTAAGTGTAAAGATATGTGTTGAAGAATCATAATAGCAAAATTCATTAGATAAATCTGTAGCAACGTGAAGTCCGTCATCATCATAATATTCAACACTAGAAGTTAAATAATATCCATCACCTAAATTTAAGTTATTAGAGCCATCTAAGTTAAAAATCAAAGTTTCAGAAAGTGAAGTATAGAATGAAAGACCAGCGTTAGCGATTGCTTCAGCTACGGCGTGAGAAGTAGGAATTTTAGTTCTTGTATCTGTTAAAGTATTTTGAATTTCAGAATTATCCAAAATAGTCCAAGTTCCTTGTTCTAAAGAAACAGATTTTAAACTTCCATAAAAAGTATTATCAGTATCAGAATAATAAACTATTTCTCCAGCACCAAAGACAAGATTACTAGGAGAGGCACTTCCAATATAAATTCCTTCAGCAATTAATAAAAATCCAGAATCTAAAGGAGCTTCAGTATTTGGTAAAAGGATTATTGAATTAGGAATGTCAACAATAGAAACATTATTAAAAGGATATAAAAACATAGCTTGAAGTCTATTTGTTACTTCATAATCTGTAAACTGAAAATAAATGTAATCTGCTTCATCTGGAACATCAACAGAAATAGTTCCATCAACAATTAGATTCATTTCAGAGCAATTTAAAACAGTTTCTGTAGGCTCTTCTAAAATTCCAGTATCTTGCTTTGTAGTAAACCACATAACATTATTAAGAGCTTGTCCTTTAACTTTTATTATATTGTTCATCTTAGAAGCTGTAGAAATTTTAACATATTTATTAGTTTCTAGTTCAGTTTCTGGATCTCCTAAAGTCATTCCAACTTGAATATTATTAAAAATTCCATTTTGAATTCCAGTTAGTAGATTTTCATATGGAAAATTAAGATTTAAGAAATTATCTACATTAGTTTTATTATATTCCAAATCTTTATTAGTTTTGTCAAAATTAAAATCTAGTTGTTCACCAGAATAAAATTCTGCAAAATAAGGAGTATAACTATTTAATTCAAAGAAATTAATAATTAAAGTTCCATCAGTTTGAGCTTCAAAATAGCTTTCATCATATTCATTATTAGTAGTATATATTAATTTAAGTCGATTTAGTGAATCGAATTTATATAAGTCAAAATTACCTGCAATATCGAATCTATCACCTTCAGCTACTTTATATACTACATAAGATCCATTTAATTCATCTATAATAGGTAATTTTTGAGGCATAATATCATCAATTTGCAAAGCTCCAATATCTGCAACTTTTCCAGAATTTACAGAAATCTCATTAGTTCTATCAACTTTTAGAATTTTTTGAAGTCCTAATTCTTTAGCTGTTTTATCACCTTCAAGAGTAATTCCATTAATTGAAGGCTTATGCTCAAGATTTCTATAGTCTGAAGTTCCACCACTTCCACCACCAGTTGCAGAAATAGTATTACCTACAATTCTAATTCCAGAGCCAGCAATTAGTTTTTCTTGAATACCAAGTTCTGATAAAGTTCTATTTCCCATAAGCACATATCCATTAATAGAAGGCTTATTAATTAAAGAATTATAATTATCAAGCCCTAAAGAAGAAGCAGGAATATTACCTTCAAGAGTAACACCATTAATTGAAGGTTTATTAATAAGAAGTTCATAGTTATAATTTCCAGTAGTAGATTTTAAATCTTCAATTTGCTGGCAAAGCCATATGATTTGCTCTTCATAAGACATAGCTTCACGATAAGAAGATGGAATCGTTCCAAATTTATTATACCAATTAAATTTAAACATTTTTAAAACTCCTTTCTAATATAAAGCAAAGAATAGAGGATTTAAATCTTCTATAATGCTTTCATATATATTAATTATATTTTTTCTATATTCAGATATTAATTTAGAAGCTGTTAAATTTTTATGATCATATCCTGAATGTATTTTTGTATATTTTTCATTTTCATTCGAATTAGCTTCCGAATTTCTATTTTCTGCAATATTCTGAGAGATTTTCTCATTTTGAGTCTTTCTTTCAGTATTAGATAAAGTATTTGAAGAAGAAGAATTAGTAACATCATTAATAGAAGATTCTGATTCATTTGCAGAAGTAGAAGAAGCATAATTACCTTGTAAAATTTGTTGTTTAGAAATCATTCCTTGAGGAGTATCTGAAGCTACATTTAATGATGAAGCATTATTTGTAGAAGTAGAATTAGAATTACCTAAAGTTTGAGAACTTCCAGAAGAAGAATTATTATTTGTAGTAGTAGCTTCAGTTCCATTAGTCTGAGTATTATTTTCAGTTCCTAATCTTTTCTCATTTTTTGATTTTGTGAATGTTTCAGTAATATTTATATTATTAAACTCTAAAGGATTATAAGAAAGAGAGGCAGAATAAATTAAAGGAGCATATTTTCCGCATTATTTCTTTCATTTTAATTAGTGCATAGTGTCTAAACATTTCAGGAGTTTCAAAGGCAATTTCTCTTAAATAATAATGTTCTATTATCATTTTAGCTAAATAAAAAGGATCAAAAACACCATTTCTATTAATGAAAAGAACTTGATCTTTAGGTAAATAATCAAATAAAGAATAAGATCTAAACCATTCTTCAACAGCACCTTCACCATAAACATCAATAATTCTTTTTAATGATATTGTATAATCACTCATTTAATTCACCTTCTTTATTAATATAATCTGAAGCTGTAGAATCAAAAGTTTTAATAGCATTAGTTAAATCTGAACGAACTCTTACATCTATAGCTTTATCTCCAATAAGATTAAATAATTCATTAAATTGAACGCAAGCTTGTTTTCTTACTAATAATCTATTCTGAAGATTTAAATTTACTAACTCATTATTTGCGTTAGCTTCCTCTTTAACAAGTCTTTCTCTTTTTTCAACATTAATATTATTAATACCAAGAAAAGTTAGAGCTTCATTCCAGATCTCTTTTTTATATTCCATAATTTTATCTGCAACAAATGGAGCCTCAGTTGAAATTGCTCTTAATGAATCTAAACCTAATTGTTTTTTATCAGCATAAATAACAAATTCATTACCATCATATTTTTCAAAAAGATTTTTTAGAGCAAGTTTTAAATTTTCATCTCCTACAAGGAAAAGTGGAGTTTTTTGAGATTTTATATTAACATCACAAGTTCTTTCTGCTTCATAAAGTCGCCAAGCAAAAAGTCTTAAAGTAGGCTCTGTTGGAATCATATCTTGATTATTTTTAACTAAAATACAATAATCATATTCTGTAGTTTTTTCATCTTTAAATCCATTATATAATTTTCTATTTACATTTAATGAATCAGTAGAAAAGCAATTAATAGAAGATGGAAGCATATAAATATTTAAATCAGATGAGCCAACAGCTTTTGCATTAATAAATCCATAGCTTTCAGTTTTTAAAAGTGAGGCTTTTCCAAACTCATAAAGACAACGTTCAAGAAATTCAGCATTCATAGATTTAGGAAGATTAATCCATTCAAATTGAGAAATTGCAACTTGTCTTAATCGATTTAAATAATTAATATAAGTTTCAGTATTTAAAACACTAGAATCAATAAACTCTCCATTTACATTTTTATTTTTACATTTCAATATTTTCACCACCTTTACTCAATAGTGTTATTTACAGCATAATCTAAGAAATGATTAGGATCGTGCCAAAAAGTAATTCCATTATTTAACATTTGTTTATATTCATTTAGATATTTTTCTGGAACTACATTTGATTCAACATTTGCTTCTACAGTTTTAACAAAATTAAAATATTTTCTACCAAGAATATTTGGAATTTTAACTTCATTTACTTTATATCCGTACATTGTTAAGAAATCGTCTATTATTTTAGCATATTCTCTTTTAATAGATTTTTTATAAAAGAAAAATGTATTTTCATCTTGAGCAAAATTAATATCACCGCCATTAATATTTCCTCTTGCACTATTAGGAGTCATAGCGTGCTGATAAACTTCTTTTGCAATATCAAAAGCTTTTGAAATACCAGATAAAGAAGTGTTAGCAAGTCCAAGTCCTGCTCCTAGTGCAATAGCTCCAGCTGAAGCAACTCCACCAGTTATAAGATTTATAGAGTTTTGATTTATCCAAGCTTGAAAATTATCAATATTCCAGTTCATAGTAGGAAATTTTCCACCGACTAAAGCTTCTTCATTATCGTATCCATTATTTTCAGTATAATTATATGGAACTAATTTTGAGCTTCCTCCGAATAGTTGGAATCATTGAAACACTAAATTCACAGCTTGAACCTTTAAATTTTTCATATTGATAAATATTAGAACTTCCTGAATTATTAGAAGCTACTAAAAAGCAATAAGGATATGTAAGAAGCTTTTTATTTTTTGGAGTATATGAATCCAAACTTGAAGGTTTAGAATAAGTAAAGTCATAAATCATAGGAGCAATAGCTCCTTCATATACTTCAAAATCATTTGAATCTAAATGAGTAGAATCATTATCTATCGCTTCATAAGGAACTATATAAATAGCTTTAACAGAATCAAGACCACCACTTAAAACGTTATCTTGAAATGCAAATAAAAGTCTAAGTAAAATTGATATGCTTCTTGCGATATAAACATATCCGTTATAATAAACACCATTCATATTTACTACACTCATTTCTGATTCTGTTATAGGATTCGTTTCATCTTCTCTTTTATTAGAAAGAACTATAAATATTTTATTCGTATTATCTTTAAAAGCTTTATAACTATTTACTACATATTCGCCAAGTTCTAAACCTTCAGGATAAGTATGCTCTCCAACATTGTCGGAATTAACGTGTTCTCTTTCAACAAAGCATTTTTTATAATTAAACTCAAATTGATATGTTTGAAAGACGTCAAGTTTAATTTGAACTTCAGTCATTTCATCATTAATATAGATCATATCAGTAATAAAGTAGAAAAAATATTTATAATTATAAGGCTTATTTTGTACTATTAAATAATTATATCTTTCAATTTCATCAATGCAGGCTGGAAATCTAACTTTAAAATCTTTTCTTTGGTAACTTGAAGCTTCAAGCTCTATTCCATTTAATTGATTTTTAAAATAATTTACCTGTGCAACTCCATCTGGAAAAGTTAGTTGATTTTCTTTTGTTACATCAAATCTTACTAATTTAATGTATGAGTCAGGAGTAATAGCTGACATTATTTCACCACCTTTATTTATAAAAATAAGGAAGGAAGCTTTTCTTCCTTCCTTTTAGGAATTAAAAATTATTCAGTACAAGTAACTGCAATTGTATCAGAAAGAGTTCCGTCTGTTGCTGTAATTGTAACTGGAGTTTCATTTGCGTCAACACCTTCAATTTCAACCTCAGTATTTGAAATCTTTGTTACTTTTACAACAGCAGGAGTGCTTGAAGTAAATGTTATAGTAGAAGTAGCATTAGCAGGAGTTAATTTTACAAATCTTCTAATTTTCTTTCCTTCACCTACTGAATCAGTATCTGCTCCAATAAATGATAAATCAGTAGCAGGAACTGTTGGCATAGAAGTAGCAAATACAACTGCATTTGCAAATAAAGAGTAAGAATACATTCTAACATCATTTAAATAATATTGCCAAGTTCTATTATTGGGATTATAAAATTCGTCCATTTCAAAATCTTGCTGTTTGATTCTAAACCAACGTTTATCGCACATAATAGCAAGAATGTTACTTCCATCATAAGCTTTACTTCTCTTAATAGATCCATCAGCTTGTTTTATATGCTCCCAAACATCAAAATCATTTACTCCGATAACATTTCCTAAAAATTCAGTTTTATCCATATTGAAAGCAGAAGCTAAAACGTTTACATCAATGCAAGCTAAAATATCATTTCTTACAAGCATAACAATATCTTCTTTTGGAGTATATGTTAAAATTTCATTACCATATCCGCCAACTTTTGCCCAAGCATTATATGCAGACGTTGGAGTTTGCATGTTAAGAAATATTGCTCTTGCTTTTTCTATCATAGCTTTAGCTGTTGCTTCAGTTGTAGGTTGTGTAACAACTTCAATTTGAACATTGTTTCCATCATAAGCTGAAGTGACTAGATCTTTAGTCATATTATATCTATCGATATAAGCTCCATTATATAAAGCATTTGTAATTCCTTCAATAAATGAATTTAATTCATTCCAAGAAGTAAACGCATTTTTAATTTTAGCTCTTGTAATAGTAGCAGGATATTGAATATCACTATTTACTTTATGATATTGAACTTTAACATCTGCTTCATATTTTGCAAGTAAACCTGCAAAATCATCAACGTTAAATTTGCGACCAACTATAGGATTAATAAATATTTCTTCTCCAATTGATCCTAGAGGAATTGCTTCTCCCTCTAATATGCTAAGTGGATTCCTAAATATTCTTATCTTTAATTGTGTATAAACAATTTTTTGAACAAGTTCTGAAACAAACTCATTCATTACTTTTGGAACTTCTAAAATAGGTGAAGCCCAAGTTCCAATATCTGTTGTAGGCATAATTTCTTCAATATATTGAGCATATAAAGTGTTATTATCTATTGAAGTTTCTCTAATTTGATTTAAGGCAGTTCTTAAACCTTCTGGAATTTCCATTTTATTCATCTCCTTTTTTAATTTTTTAAAATGAAATTATAATTTGAAATTTCCTTTTTCATCAAATGCTTCTCTCATTGAATGATATTCTTTCTTTTTAGTTTCTTCTTTTTTAGCTTCCTTTATTGCAGGAATTTGTAATAGTAAATTTCCATTTACTTTTTGTAATTTATCAATTGAATTTTTTAAATCTTCAATTTCTTTATCTTTAGTTTCAATTTCTTTGTTCATTTGCTGATTATCGGTAAGTAAAACAGCAACATCATCTAGAATAAGATTTGCAGAATCATCTCCAATTTTGTTTTGCATTGATGAAATTTTATCTTCAAATTCTTTATATTTCATTTTTTATCACTCCTATTATATTAATAATTAACATAAATTTCAATAAAAATTAATTATCACTTATATTAATTTCATTTCCAGTAATTGCATTATATAATAATGTAAAAAAGCTATCTGAATGAATAAAATAAGAAAGATAATCAATTGTTTTATTTTCTAAATTAAAATATTTTTTAATTTCTTTTTTAATTTCATCTATAGATAAATCTTTTTTATTTAATTTAGTTCCATCTTTTAATCTTTCATATATCTTATTAATTAAATCATTACCCCATTTATAACAAGATAAATATTGAATTATTATATCTGAAAATAAAGTTTTTGACTTAATAAAGTTTATTTTTGAAACATTCTCTAAATATATTTTAAGTTTATTAAAATCTACAAATGAATAATTTAAATCAACATTTTTAGATTCAATTCCTGCTAAGCTTCCTTTTGATGAATATTGCCACATACAATATTTAGTTTTATCAATATTTTTTACATCTTCATTCCAGAAAGCAAGCCATTTAAGATATTTTGAAAGCTTTTCTTCATCTAGTCTATTTTTAAACCAATTCAAATTTGCATAAATTACAGGTGTAAAAAAAGATTCTGCAATTTTATCGCAAGCTGTGATTATGATATTAGTAAGATCTTCTTTTGAAGGGTTACCATTTTTTAATTTATATCCATCAGAATCTTCCATATCAATACATAATGGATATATAATATTATCTTTATATTCTTTAATAGTATCTAAGAAGAAATTTACTTCATCTAAAGCTTTTGTTTCATCAGTTGCATAAGAATAATAATAAAGTCCAAATGGAATATTATTTTCAATTGCACCTTTTACATTTTCTTTAAATCTTTTATCTACTCCAAATCTTCCATAAGTTGCTCTTATGTAAATATAATCAACCTCACTTTTTAATAATTTAAAATTTATTTTTCCGTTAAATTCAGAAATATCTATACCTTTTAATTTTGTTTCCATTATTTTTTATCTCCTTCATCTAGTTCTGAAGTATAAGTTTTAAATATTTTTTCTAAATAACTTTGAAATTTCTTTGGAATCGGAAGTTTGCATTTTATCATATTCTTTATTATTGATAAACCTTCATAAACAATAAACAGCCATATAAACATTGATGAAATTCCAAAAAATTCAAAGTTTATAATCTTTCTTAATTCCTCTGGAATAAATCCTATTAAATTGATCTTCATTATTAAATCTATCGTTACAAAAAATAAAACTGAGATTATCATTCCAAATTTACGAATTAATCCATCAATTCCAATATTAGAATTAAATTTTCTTTCTCTTATTGCTCTAAGACAGCCGAAAATAGAATCTAATATTACTAATATTAATAAAACTTTAATTTCAGAACTATTATTAATATAATATAAAAACTGCATAATAAAATCATCTCCTTTAATTTCATTATACAGTTATTTAATAAATTTTTCTATTCCTCTTATTACTTTATCATCTTTTATAGTAAATTCCGTTTCTACAAGTTTTACTCCACCTTTAACGTGTTTAAAAATTAATTTTCCACCGCATTTAAATCCAGTTCTAAAGTTATCCCAAGTGACGAAATCATAACATTTTGAAGGAAGTCCAGCACAAGTTATTTTTAATTTATCTTCTATTTCTTCAATATAACATTTCTGACGAATAAATCTTGCTCTAGAAAATGAAGCTTCGTGCTTCCAAGCTCCTAATTTATAATCATCTATTTCACAAAACTTCTTTAACTCTTCTATATCTAATAATGTATGAATTGAATCAGTATCAGAATAAATATATAAATCTTTTCCATATTTATTAATAGAATATTCTTTTATAGCTTGCGAAGTTCTAATTGTTTTTTCTCTGCTATAAGCTGTTATAAAACAACCAACAGGAATATATAATCCTTTTTTCTTTTCTATATTTCCAAGTTTATATTTTACTATTCCATCTTCTAAATAAGGCTCTTTATTTTGAACTTCTAACGAAGTAGCAAATTTTCCGATAAAGTGCATTAAGCATAAGTTTACTTAAACTTCTCTGACCTTTATTTCCTTCTTTTGTTGCTTCAATTTTTCTTGTAATCCATTTATCTATATATGATGAAAAAATTCCTTTAATTGATTTAAATTTCCAACCTGAAATATAATTTAAATCATAAACTTCATATTGTTCAAAAAATAATTTTAAATCTACTGAAGTTAAAGTTAAAATTACAATTTCTTCTTCAGAAGATTCAAGATATTCATTTTCTTTAAAATGAAATCTATCATTCTTAATTTGAATAGTAGGAATCTTATTTTTCTTTATTTTAAATTTACAAGAAATCATCTGAACATATAAATCGTATACTTTATCTTCTTTATATTTTCCTTCAAAATAAATAGGCTCACCAAATGGAAGTTTGCAAGAATCCATTGTTGAAGGATATAACGAATTGACATCTAAAACAACACCTGCTCCTACGTCTTTTTCTTTATATTTTGGATTTAAATATGTAAATCCTCCTCTATAAGCTTTTCTAATCTCTTTATCTATATCTTCAGTAAGCTCTGGAAAATAATGTAGAAATCTATTTTTAGAAATAATATTAATAAAATCAAATAAAGCATTTGATCCGCTGTGTCATTTTTGTAAGTCCTTCAGAAAATATAACATTTAAAGCTTTAGCAACTATTACAACATCATTTTTAACATAATCTCTTTCTTCTTTAGTTAATGTATGAGTTCTAGAGCGTTCTTTCATATAATCTATTTCTAATTTTGATTCTTCAAGTCCAAAAGATTTTGCAATTTGACTTACAGAAAATGGAATTATTTTTAAAGAGTCTATAATAGTTACTTTTTTAACGTGCTTTCCATTCTTTTTATAATAAATTGTTATCTGATAAAAAACACCAAAATTAGAAATTAATGTAGTAAATGTTTTATCTTTTGCTTCTTTTCTATCTTTTACAAAAGTAAATCCAGAATTTAAAAGTTCAGAAATTATAAATTCTCCATCAAATTTTAAATTGTGAAAATAAAATGTAGATCCAGAATTTTTTTCAAGAAATTTCATAAATGAAGATATATTATTTTCTATTGTTATATTTTCTTCATTTCCAATTTCACAGCAAGCCCAAGCCCAAACAAAGCTTTCAGAATCAAGCCAAACAGCTGTTTCAAAGTCTGCCATAAACTTTTTCACATTTTATTCACCTTCTTCAAACTCTATATCTTCTACTTCTATTCCAAGTTCTTCAGCCATTTGATGAAGCATTAATTCACCCTGCTGAGCATCATACATAAAAGGAATATCTACAATATATTCTCCATAAGTTAATGATAAAAGCTTATTATAAAATGTAATAGGATTTTCAAAGCTATTTAATTTTTTAACAATTGCTTCATAATATTCAGAATTTTTAAATTTAGCAAACATTTTTAAATAATTTTCTTTATAACTTAAAGCTCTTCTTATTTCATAATCTGAAGAACCTAAATTTCCAATAGAAGCTACAGCTTCTTTAAATTGCTTTCCTCTTTTTTTAAAAACATTTTGAATTGAATTTAACTGAGCTTCTAATTTTCTGTACTCTTCATTTCCGCATTTTAAAATAAGGCTTTTCAATTTGAGACATTCTTTTTTTAATCCTTCTTACTGCTGAAGCTTTCTGATAAGTTATTTCTTTTTTCTCCCAAGCAGTTAATGCTTCACCAGATGGAAGAGTTACCTTTTTATAAGCTTCATTTCCTTTAAATCTTCCTAAACTTCTTAAAACTCTATTAAGTTCAGTTCTTGTTTTTATTAATTCTTTAGTTCCTTCATAATCAAGTTCGGCTGGTAAATATGAATTATCCTTCCTAGTTTTTGATAATCTTTTTACTTTTTTATTAAAATCTGAAATAGCTTTTTTTAAAACTCTTTCATCTTCTTTTTTCCATTTAATAACAGAATTTTTTGGCACTTTTATCACCTTCTAATCTTTAGAATTATAAAAAATGCAATACATAAAAAAGCCCAAAATAAAACCTACTATAAATATTAATACATTAATTATCATCTTCTTCTACTCCATAAATAATAAATTTTGGTAATTCATATAAAGTTCTTTTTACTACTTTGCTATTATCTAATAATTGCTCAATTTTATAATTTTTTTCTATTTGTTTATATAAAGAAAAAGCTAAATATAATTCTAAATCTGAAATCATAACTTCATATTTATTATATATTCTTGCTGTTTCATTCTTTATATATGAATTTAAATTTCTAATAAAAACATCTCTTCTTTTTATAGAAGTAAAATAAAACTTAAATCCAAGACAGCGATAAAAAATATCGCTGTCTTTGATATCTAAAAAGATTTTCCTTTGGTACAACTTTTTTCACCTCATTATAGAATCTTAAATGATAAAGCTTTATTACCTGTTGGAGTGTTTACTTTAATTATTTCAATTTCTATTCCATTTTCTAACTCTGAAGCTCCATCACATTCAGCAAAATAGCTCATTAGATTATAAGTAAAAGTCTTTGAGCCAGTTGCGTAAGATTTACCCAAATCATCAATAATAACACAGCTTACTTTTCTTTCCATATCCTTAATTATTTCTCCAGTTTCTTCATCTAATATAGGGTTTCTCATAGGCTTATCATAAGTTCTAACTAATACTTTTTTAATTCTGATTTTTTCTCCAACACAGTCATTTAACATAAAGTCTGTATGACTCTTTAAATTAAATAGCTCTTTTTTATCAGTAATATTTGTATAAGTTCCAACTTCTACTTTAGATTTTTTTCCAAATGCTGTTAAATCTTGAACGTTATTTACTGCTATTAGTTCATTTGAAGCTTCCTCATTTGTAACATTTTCTAAATTTTCATTATCCATTTTTAATTCCTCTTTCTCTTATTTATTGCATAAGTGCATTTATTTTATATCCTCTTTTGAGGAATATAATCGAGTATTAATTCTATCTTCTACTTCAGATTTATAATATTCTCCAACTGAAATATATTTTATTATTATTTCTTTTTTAATTTTAAAATATGTTTCTAGATTTATATAATCCTTATTATAAAAGTTCTCTAAACTATCAAGTTCTCCTATAATTTCTAATAATTCACTTTTAATATCTTCCAATTTTTATCATCTCCTAATTTATTATTATATTAATTTTATAAAAAAGCAATAAATTTTATTAAAAATTTTATTAAATTTTTATAAGATTATTTACATAATAAAAAGAAGATCTAGATTTACTTTATCTTGATCTTCTTTTTCACTATTTACAAAAACTATAGGGAGTTTTCTATTATTAATATTATCATCATTTTATTGAGTTGTAAAGTTTTAAAACTTCATAAAAACTATGCTTTATTTTCTGATCTTCATAATAAACTACCCCTAATTTAAAATTCTTTAGAAAATTTCTCCAGAAATCATATTTGGATAATGCTCCTATCATCATTACATTTGGCTTACTATCTTTTAATGTTATAGAAAAAATAAAACTTGAATTTTCTAGATAATCTCTAGAAACATAAACTTTTCCATTTTTATAATCGTTCCAAACTCCAAATGTTTCATTGTTATATATAAAAGCAAAATTAAATTTGGAACTTCCAGATTTTTTCTCAATAAAGTCATTATTTTTATCTAGTATTTTATTTTTAAAAGCATATTCCTCATATAACGTACCTTCCATTAATTTACCTATTAATGTTTCTTTACGTTCTTTTCTAAACTCTTCATTATTCATATATTGAACTAAAACTGTATTATTCTTAAATAGCTTTATATCCGTATTATAGGGCAAACTTAAATTAAAAAATGTAAATAAAGGGCTAAACTCTAATCCTTCAGTTGCGTTCATTAAAAAGAAAACTTTTATATTATTTCTATTTCTAATGACAGAATCTAAAAGACCTGCAATTATCATTCCTTCATTTGATAAATAATATCTTCTATTTTTCTCTATTGCATATTCATCAAATACTATTGTAGTTATATCTTCAAATGAACTTGATTTTAGATCCTGAGCTTCAGTAAGTCTTTTCGCATATCCAAAAACTTCACCATTTATATAAAATTTCTTACTATTTGCATTTAATAATAAATCTGGATAAGCTTCTTTTATATCTCCAAAAAAATCTTTCTGAAATAAAGATTTTAATTCATTTTCATAACGTCTTATATATAAGAATTTTTCTTTCCTTTTTAAATATCTTTTTATTACATAATTTTTAATTCCATAACTTTTACCAACTCCACGTTCTCCTATCAAAATATTTACAGGAGCATTATAGCTTATGATTTTCTGATAATCGTAATAATGCAAATTTTTTCACCTTCTTAAAAACTGAAGCTTATAAAAGTTAGAAATCGGAACACCACTTCAAATATAATAAAGAACGCTCTTCACGTTGGTCTACCTTTATTATACAATTTCTTATTACTCTTATAAGCCTCAAAGATATTTTACATAAAATTATTTATTTTTGCTACTCTTTTTCTCTTTTTTATTTAAATTTTCACAAATTTTTTCAAAGCATTCATCATAATCTTCAATATGTTTTTCTAGAAAACTTATGTTTTTCACAATTTCTAAACATTGCTCTTTTCCTTCTTTCTTAATAGGTAGTCTTGATATTAGTTCATAATTATCTCTTTCATTTTCTAAAAACATTCTTATTATTTCTTTTATTAGTTCTTTATTCATTTTAATTCTCCTTTCAAAAGTTCCTCAATAGAGTATTCTTCTCCGTTCTTTTATGAATTGAAATAACTTATGATACATATACCAAAATGTTAAAGTTTTTATATCTGTTTCTCCATAATCATAACAATAATTAGTATATCTTAAATATAAATAAACATCTTTTCTTCCTATTGCTTTAAAATTTTCTGTATCTATATTTCTCAATATAACTCTTTCATCTTCTGTTAATTGAGGCTTGCTGGTGTTGTCAAGACAATCAACTATCACCTTCGGTTGCACATCAACAGCTATTCCTCTTTCAAATAGTGCGTTACTTAACCAAATTGCAAAATCTTCTGACTTTACTTCCTCTTTTAAATATTTATCTGCGTTGGTCATTTTTTATCTCCTTCTTTACATATATTCCTTGCTTATTTTTATATACTTTGTATTGTCGACCAAATCTGTCTTCATATAATACTGAATCAATTTCTCCATTTGTTTTACTAGATTCTAATATTTCTATTCTAGAAGATATTACTTCTTCTTTTAATTCCTCATTTACTCTTTTTACAAAATCACATTCTTTTCTGAATTTCATTTTGATCAACTCCCTTTTAATTCTTTTATCTTTTGTCTAATTGCTTTTTCTTCAATTTCTGTAGCTTTAACTTTTTCAAATTTATTTTCTACTTTAACTAATGCAGGCTCTTGAACATATATTGCTATATGTCTATCACTTTTTGAATATGTTACTGTATGAACATTTCCTTGCTCATCTGCCCATTCTAACTTTTTAAATCCTAATTTTTTAAATATTTCATCTGCTTTATTCATTTTTAATTTTCCTCCATTATATATTTATCTATTAAACTTGTTATTACTTGCAATAAATTATTATATTTTTCTAAAGCTTCATAATCTTTCACTCTGTGCATTATTTCTATCATTGATGAAATTACATAAACATAACAATTCCTTAAATGTAATAATTCCTCTTTTGACTCTGAAATTTCACAATTAAATATAATATGCTTTATCTTTTCTTCATTACAACTATAAATTATTCCTTCTTTTTTTATTTCTCCCTCTTCATTAATCTGATATAACTTTCTTATTACAACTCTTTCTTCATCTTCCGTAATAATAAATGGCATTATTTTATTCATTTTTTCAACTCCCTTCTATACTTATATTTTATCATACTTTGCAAAATTTTGCATTCAATTTATGCAAGTTTTTGCAAATTATTTTTCAGAAGAACCTGTTAAAGTTTTATTTGATTTTATTTTTTGTAAATGATATTATTGTTATGAAGGCATTGAA